GTTACTGCTGTTGAAGTCAATTTTAATAGTCCGTTGTAGCAATCTGTTCCACCTGACGCAGATGTTGCTGCTTGCCAGATTTTATTTTCTACGAACATACTGATTTGTTCTGATTTCAATCTACCGATTTGCTCTGAAAATGGTACTTGCTCGTTGTAAGAACCTGCGTTCAAGAACTGACCCGCCCAGTATGAGTTCAAATCTGCTGGACATAAACTTTCGTTCACCTTGTAAGGACATACGGTGATGTCTCTTTGTGTGAAGGTTGTTGTACCTGAACTATTCCATCCGCACGTGCCGTCTTGAACGTTCAATGTTGATGTTAATAAGTTTATAGCTTGTGAACCTTTAATACCACTTTGGATATAACAGATTTCCGCTGTTTTTGCGTTTGCGATTGCTTCTGTAAGTAATAATCCACCAACTTCGTCTGTGTAAGTTTGTAATGAATTAAGGTCAAAAGAAAAATTGTGCTTTTTCATCTTGTATTGTTTGTTTTTTTATTTGTTAAATTGTTTTCTTAATGCGATTAACGCTTCTGCTTTTGATGTTGTTGTATTTGGTGTTTCAGTTGAAAAACCTTTTTTGTCGTAAATCTTGTCCCCCGCAGGTTGAGAACTAAACTTTGAGAACCTTTCGTCCATCTCTATAACTTTTTCAGTCATAGCATTCATTTTTTCGTTAAGTGATTGAATTGCTGATGTAAAAGTTTCAACTACTTCTGTGATACTCATTTCTTGTTTTGCTTCTAATGAACCTTCTGGTGCCATGTCAGGTTGTCTAATACCCTGAATAATTCCGTCAGCATCAACTACTACGACAATACCACTATCAGTTGTGTGTTCACCTTCGGGGGCATCCACCATTTCACCTGACTCTGTGATTACGTAAAGTTTTTCACCAATTTCTAAACCAGTATCTTTTTTATTCGTAACTTTTGTTCCATCTACTAATGTTGCTTCAGTCATTTCTTCATCACTTGGAATATTTACGATTTCTTGTTCTGGATTGAGTACTTCCATTTCTTCAATCATACCACCCATCGTTTTAATCTTGGTTCCCATTTCCATTTCATACTCACCATCAGGGGCGGGCAATTCACCTTCTGGTGTGATTATGTAAACCTTTCTACCGATTTCCATACCATCACCCTCTATTTCCATTTCAACACCTTCTGTGGTCTTGTAAGCAAATGATTGTGGAACTAATCCTAAAAGAACTTGTAGTTTTTTAAGTTTGTTATTTTTCATATATTTTTTATTTGTTGATTATATTATTAAATATAAGTTTCTCAGTGAAAAAACCCTCTATTGAGAAACCCTTATATTTTCCTTGTTTAATTTGTCCCCATAATTCAGGGTCTTGTACTTTCATAGTTATTACCCACGTTCCTTGTGGATATGTTAAACCGAGTTCGTTTGACTTATCGTTTTCGGAGTTTTCAACTATCCAACTTTCACTAACGAATGCTTTTGCTGACTTGTTGGTGTGTTCTATATTAGCGGAGTCAGTCATCTTATTATACATGAACTTTTCACTTAATAGTTTTGTAGTGTATTCACTGAAAAAGACGTAGTAAGGTTGGTTGAACTCATTAACTCTGATGATAAACTTATTTGGTACAATTGCTGCCCCCGTTATTTCCATCTTATCATCGTCCATACTGAACTTGTGTTGGTCTGTTGAAAAGTTTTCAACTATAACAGGTTTCTTTTTATCACCAGTTTCATTTGTGTAAGGGGAAATACCAGTTGTATCTATATTAAACTTTTCCCCTATTGAACCTAATTCATTAACAACATCTTGGTTATTGTCTATGTGTTTGGAAATATTAAGTTCTAATACTTTTTCAACTTTGGCTTTGTTTGAGCCCGTAGCATAAACTTGGTTTCTTGGTATTCCTAACTTGTCGGTTACATTCAACATACCTTCTTTATCTTGTCTGGCTGATATTACAAACACGTTAAATCCATCTTTAATTTTTTGTTCTGCGATGGATTGACCTTTTTCAGTACTTAATGTGTCGTCATAATCAAAAGAAATATCGTTTGAGCCCATTTCAAGTTTGGTTATTTTTCTATCTAACCAACCAATAGCGTTATTACATTCTTCTTTATTTCTACAACCCCACGAGGCCATTGCCAATTTTCCGCATCCAATTTCGTAATCTGTTGAACTTTCTAAATCTACTAAATGACGTGTCATATAGTTTTTCATTCTTTTAATTGTATCAAGTGAAATCGGTTTTCTTTGTGCGAGTTGTTGTGCTCTAACTTTACCAACTTGCGTCATACAATCGTTTGGATTACCTGACTTTTCAATATAGTTTAATGCGTCCTGTGCGGCATCGGTCATATATTGTGGATAGTCAGTATAACTTTCCATTTCAACTTCTACTGATGATGGCATATACTCGCATGGAACATAAACCTCTTTTCCATCAAGGGTCATAATGTGATGTCCTGAACAACCGATTGCTTCTGCTACAATTTCAGCATCTTCAATACTATCAAATACGGGTACATTATCTATAAGTCCAACCATACTAAAACCAATTTCAGTAAATCTATTTGGATTATATATTTCGGCTGACTTACCTTTCTTTTCCCACGCATTAGCGGTCTTATTTGTAATTGTTCTTTCTTGTGGTTGATAAATCTGTTCTGTCTCTAAACCCTTTCTAACTGATGACTTGTTAATAATCATGCCAGATGGTTTGTAAGTTAATTTAACCCAGAAATGCCTACAATTGAAACTTCCACGCCACTTAAATATATCATAATAACCGAACTCCGCATTTGTTTCGGTTTGTGTCATGTCTTGTATGTCTTCAATACGATAAACTCTATTTGCGGTCATCATTTCTTTACAAAAGTGTCTATTCTTTTCGTCTCTTGGACCAACATATTTGTATCTTATTCTATCCCCCGTATCTTGTCCTGACGGGTCGTTTGGTTTTGATGCGATACTGAAATTGTGGTCAAAGTGTATCGGTTCAACTGAATATAATGAATAACCTTCGTCTTCTAATATTCCCTGTTGTTCCCCTAATTCACCCATAGCACGTCCCAGTTCCTCCATCTTTAATTCATCTAATATCTCATATATATTTTTTAATTGAGTGTCTGTATTGAAGGTTAACCAATTTTCCTCGTGTGCTGGTCGTGAAACTAATGCTACTCCATCTACACCACCAAACTCATCAAGGTCGTCTGTTATTACGAGTTCTACTATTCTTGTATTCATCATCTATAAATATAAATTGTTATATGGTTGAACGACTTTTTATTACTCTGTCGTATTGTTGTGTGCTTGTAAGGTCTGTTGATACAACATATGCTTTAACAGGACTTGACATGAACCCTGATAAAGACTGGTTCATTTTAATACTGGACTCTGTATTTCTATCGGGGTTTGATACACCACCAACTGCGAACCTTTTACCTCCACCCGCTTCGTTAATTGCTGATAAAAGGGGTGAAAAAAGACGAGTTGATGTGGAGTTAATTACACTTTCACCATTACTTAACATGGCTGGTATATTATCAAGGGTTGAACTACCAACACCACTAACATATCCCCCTTGTGAATACTTTGGAACACTTGTATCAACGGCTTTAATTGTATTAACAGCCTTAATACCTGTTGCTACAACTGCTGCTGCTCCTACGAACTTTGCGAACGTTGGAAGGGTTTTATCAGTCAGTACTTGTGATACACCTAAATAAGTGTTGATTAAAGCCTGTGCTACTGCTGCTACTTTTCCCCCTTCTGTTTCTTTTCCTAACAGGTCTGATAAAGTCCCTAATGCGTCTGCTGTTGCTTTTAACTTTGCCCTTTCAGCGTCAATTTCTTTTTGACTATTCTTAACCGCATTATCCGTGATACTATCTTGGATTGTTTTTGTTGCGTTTGCGTATTTGTTTTTAATAAGTAATTTTTGGTCGTCAGAGGCTGTTGAACTTGACAATTCAATTTCCATTTGTGCGTCCAAATATTTTTTAATATTTTCCAGTTGAACTTGTCTTTGTTCTTCTGTGGTTGCTTCTTTTGCTACTTCTAAATCTATCTTGTCCTGTAATGCTTTCAGGTCAGCCTGTTTTTGTTTTTCAAGTTTGGCGTTATTTAATGCTTCTAATTGAGAGTCTAATATTTGTTGTTGATTAAGAAGGTATTTGTTTTTTTCCTCTTCGGTTATTTTTAACTTGTTAATTCTTTCTATCTCTTTATCGTTTGCTATTTTTAATTCAGCAACAGCCCTGTCATCAACATTTTTAATAAGTTTGAGGTTTTGTTGTTGTTGGAAATCTAATGCTTCCTGTGCGTATTTTTGTACGATTAACTTTGTTTGACGTTCAGCCTCTTCATCAGCCATTTTTTTCAATTCGTTCTTTCTTGCTAAACTAACTTTCAAGTCCTCTATTTGATTGTATTGAGCCGTTCTTGCGTATTCAATTGAGAGTAAGGACTTTTCCCTTTCGTCTTGAATTGCGTTAAGCCTATAACCTTTTTCTAAATCAAGTGCTGACTTTCTGGCATCGTTCTTTTCTTTTTGACGAGCAAGGTATGCTTGGTGAGCCTCTTTTTGTGCTGCTTCGTCTTCTTTAACCATAGCCTTTTCCTGTTTGTTAAACATTCTTTTCTTTGAGGCAAGGTCAGTTTCCGTATTAGCAAGATTTATTGCGGCTTGTTCTATTGCTTTTGTAGTTTCAAGGTTGTCTTCCCCCCTTGCTTTTTCAAGTGCCTGTTGGTCTTTTAACATTTTTAACCTTCTTTTGGCAAGGTCAACTTCTTTTTGAGCCAGACTTTCCTCTGACTTTTTAACATCAGCAAGAGCCTTTTGTCTTTCTTTCAGGGGGATATTAGCATCACTTAATTTTTCACGGGCTTCAGCGATTAACTTGTTTTGTTGTGCCCTTTCAACTGCGATGGCTCTTTCAGCATCTTCAATATTGTCTAATTCTTCATTTAATCTTCCAGCCTCTTTTGCGGCATCTGCTGCGGCTTTTCCAGAATCACCGAATAAACTTACTAAACCTGTAAAGGCATCAACAGCCGCTACACCGAACTCCACTACTACCCCTAATAAATCTTGAACTAAACCTATAATCGGGTCAAGTAATCCTGACAATTGTGCGAAGGACTTATTAACCTTATCCATCATACCATCGTTCTTTTTGAGAGCGTCTGATAAAGCGATAAATACTAAACCGATTGCGGCAATAACAGCCCCTAATGGATTAGCCGCAAGTACCTTCATGGTTTGACCTAATCCCCCGAACGATTGAGCCACCTGACCTGTAATACCAGGCATCTCTTTTAATCTTTCAGCAAGGGGTGTTGTTTTGTTCTTTGCGTCTTCAATAGCACCACTTGTATTTTTTAATTCTTTTTGGAGTTGTTTGTATTTGTCTGAACCTAAATTGGTTTTTTGTAGTTGTGATTGTAAAGATTGTTGCGACTTATTAAGGTCGTTGAAGGACTTTGCTGTTTTTTCTACAACATCACCACTTTCATTTACGACTTTAATTTTATATTCAATTGTTTTTGCCATCTAATTTAATATATGTTTTTTTACTTAATCTCATTTATGTTAACTCGGAGTCATAGTCGGTGTCTGTGTATTTGTTGGTGTGATGGTTGGTGTCTGTGTTGGACTGCTGGTTGGAGTTGCGGTTGGACAACTTGCTGGATAAGTTAAGGCAACTGATGGAGATGCTGGTATACCTGCTTTTGGATAATATACTGAACCATCTGTTATTTCAGCACCAGTACTAAATGTTGATGACCTGATACAACTTGGATTATATGTCATATAATTTACAGAACATCTAAATACTAAATATGTTGAATTATCTGTTGTATAAACTAACGTAAAATAAGTTGTTCCATTAAAGTATCCATAAACCGCATATACTTTTCCAAGATAAGAACCTGCTGTAAATGTGTTTGTTGCGTAATTATATGTTCCACCAACAAAAGAACCACCAGCATTTGCGTATAATCTATTATACGTTCCAGCAAAACTAACACTTGACCCGTTATTTGATACGTTTATTTGTTGAGGACATAATGCGTTGTTCGTAGGGGTTACTGACGGAGTAGTTGTTTTTGTAGGTGTCTGTGTAGGTGTTTTTGTATTCGTTGGTGTTTGTGTAGGTGTGCCTGTATTCGTTGGTGTTATTGTCGGTGTCTGTGTGTTTGTCGGGGTCTGTGTCGGCGTCGGTGTAGGCAACGGACATGTTCCTATTAAAGTGATTGTTAATACAAAGAAATCATTAAAGATTGTATTTTGCTTACAACATACTCTTATTGTTTGGAATGCTGGTACTGAAAATGCTATAAGGTTTCCATCGCAGTCAATATATTCACTTGTATAATCATAATAGTTTGGATTATATATATCGTAAGTTGAACACGGACCTGATGTTGGAGTCGGTGTTAAAGTACTTGTTGGTGTCTGTGTGTTTGTGGGGGTTACTGACGGAGTGGTTGTGTTGGTTGGTGTTATTGTCGGTGTCTGTGTTGGTGTCTCTGTCGGTGTGGTGGTTGGTGTCTGTGTAGGTGTCTGTGTCGGTGTGCTACTTGGAACAGGGTCTCCGCAACAAATACCAGTATTAACTATTGAACCATCACCATCTATCCATAATGGAGTTGTTCCTGGATAAACGCATATCATGGGGTTTTCAGGTTGAACTATCGGTTGTGTTAATACATTTCCAAAACAATCTGTAAATAGTAATAAACCTGAATAATATATGGGGTTCAAGGTTATATCGTAAATATAACAACATGGTATGGGTGAAGGACTAACGGACGGGGTCGGTGTAGGCGTTACTGATGTTGATGTTGGAGTGGGTAGTGGTATATCCCCGCATGAACCAACTAATACAACATCTAATGGTGCTATATAAATAAGTGAGCCAGCGCATAAACAGATTTCGGTTGATGTGTTTGGTGGTATTACTCCACTTTGCGGAGCACCATAACAATCTATGTATGAATAACCAACGGACTCTTCGTTGTTATTTGTTATTTGGTATTGCTGACAATTACAGAACGGGGTTGCCGTTAATGTTGGTGTTAATTGTGGTGTTGTGGTTGGACTTGCCGTAGGCGTTGGAGTGATACTATTACACTCGGTACAACTACTAAAAGTATTATACCAGGTTTCCGTTGCTACTTCTGTTGTTGCTGCTACGATTTCCCAGCATCCCCCTCCATAAGAAACTATTGTTGTTCCTGATACACCTGTAAATGAACCAAGCGTTACATATAACACTTCAGCAAATGGATTACAATTTTGTGCTACATAGTTGTTTGTAAATTGTGGTTCAGGACTAACAGACGGGGTCGGTGTTGGACTTGATGTTATTGACGGGGTCGGTGGAGGGTTGGTTGGAGTAGGCGTTGGACTGCTGGTTGGAGTCGGTGTTGGACTCGGG